CATGCTGTAAAATACTTGGCAAAAACTCGTATTGCGGTGGATTAAAAAAATCAAAATCATCCACATAGTATGTTTGCACCACGCAGAACTGGCTGCGTTCTGTCACACACACCCACATCGCGTTGGCCCTGTCTGGCCTCAAAGCATAGAGGTAGGGGTGTTGCTTGCCCCATAGAAAAAGTTTTTGTGCTGTGGAAATATTAAAATACCCACGCTCATAAGACCACGCAGAAGACACAGGGTAATCAACGCTGACATCGGGTTGTTGAAAAAGCTTTTCGATAATGCGTTTTTTGTGTGGTGTCTCGTCGATGCCAGCACGCACCTTGAAATACGCAGGTGGCAAGCCCGCATACGCAGAGTTTGTATTCGCCGCGCCCCACAGCAGCTCATTACGCTGAAACGTGGTCAACGCCTCAAGCGGGCACATGGTTGTCAATGTGTCGAACGCCTGGCTGTTAGGTCGTGATGCTGTGAAGAACAACGCTGTGTAACATCCGTCATAATTTTGTGGAAGAAATTTCGGTGACGCAAAAATTTTCCGCAACCACACATCATCATCACGCACATTGTTGCCAGCTTCTTTTAAGAAGTGCTGCTGTTTTCGGATATCGTAGTCCAAAAAATCAACACCCCATTGGGCAATATATTGTGCATATTGCACGCCACGAAACATAAAAGTTTGCAGCCATGGGTACGTCAACGCCGCTCTCTTATCGCTTGCGTCTGGAAAAAATGGCATGACTTGTTCAAGGCAAGAAATGGCCTGGTTGTCTGTCATTTCGTTTGCAATGCATGCGTACACTGCACGCGTAAACGCCCTCTTGTAGCATGGGTGTGTTGTGGGTGTGTCGGAGTTCACATACCCAGCAACATCATTGCACACCGCATGCAATTGCGTTGGGAGTGCTAAAAAACACAATAAAATACAGTGTTTTTTTGTAAGCATTAGTTTGTACTCCTGGATATTTCGTTCCAGTATCCATTCGCGTAAATCAACGTAATTGTTTTTTGATACGCGCCCACCCAATCACCATTGATTGCGAGCGTGTCTGCGTCAGAAGAACCAGCATTGTCTGTGAGCGTGCAGCCGCTGCCGTTCGCAACAAGCACAAGCTGCATGCCAGAGAGACCGCCAACTATGCTCGTGATGCTTGAACTTCCCGTGCAATTCAATGTGTGTACGTTGTTTGTGATTGTGATGGACGTTGAACCGTTAGACACCGACAGAGCCGACAACCCTTGCGCCAACCGCACGCCAGAAGCAAGAACGAGCCTGTCGTTGTCTGCTGTGAAAATAGTGCCTGTGCCCAACACGCTAGAACCACTTTCAGAGCACGCAAGTTGAATCGAATTTTGCGAGCCCGCGCCATTCATCCCGAAAGAGCATGACAAACCATCTCCAGAATTCCAAAATTTTATAGACGCATCCCCGTTGGCTGTTTGGTTTAAAATTGCTGATGCGTTGTGGTGGCCTGATGCGCTCGTGACTGCATACGCAGTGCCAGTTTCGTTCACGTAGTGGAAATAGCCTGAGCCCTCTGGGACATAAAATACAAAATCAGTGGCTACCTGCGTAATAGCATTTCCAGAAATCAATATGTTCCCAGCACTTAAAGTTTGTGCTGTGGCTAAATTATTTATGGTTAAGTATTCAAACGTTGGCGAAGCGGAAGAACGCACGTCTTGGTTTAGAACGTTGCCAATATCAACACCATCGACAGTCCCACCCGAAGCCAAAACCAGGTCATTCCCAGAAACAGTCACTGTGCTGTCTTTGAGCAACTCTCCTGTAGTGCCATCGTAAACTGCAATAGCGTTGTCTGTGGCTGTGGCAGGACCCACCACATCACCGCCACCACCACCGCCACCACCACCGCCACCACCACCGCCACCACCACCGCCAGACAACAAATCCTTCCACTCGTAGGTGCCGCTTGATGTTTGCGCACAAAATTCAAGGGTGTCTGTTGTGCCAGCATTGTAAAAAATCACACCGTTGTGCGTGCTGTTGCATGTTGGTTTTGTCCCGGAATCGGACATCGTGATTTTTGGTGTGTTGATCGATCCTTCAACCGTGAGATTCCCATCCGAATCAATGCTCAACACAGTGCCTGTTCCAAGTGCAGCGGTTGACCCTGTGCTGTATGCAATATCAAACGTGTTGTCTGCCCTGTTATATCCTTGGGCATAAGAATTTCCTCCTTCGCCATAATACGACACCGACGCATCGCCAGAAGATGCTGCGTTATAAAATTGGGACATCACCGCGTGGTCGGCGCGATCAACAACATGCCATATCCACCCAGAGCCGCCACCTTGGAGCTGGATTGTGCCGGTGCTTTGAATCACTGGATCGCCTAAGTAAATTCTTCCTGACGTGTGTAGGCCCCCCCCAGCATCAATCGTGACCGCAGTGTCTACTAGCGCTGAACCGTCTGTGCCATCGAAAACAGCAATAGCCCTGTCTGTGGTGCTAGATGGAGTTGTGACGCCGCCGCCACCGCCACCGCCACCAGAAGATGTCATAGAAACCCAAGAATACGATTCATCATCCAGCTTGTTGCAGATTTCCGTTAAATCTTCTGTGCCCGTGCCTGAATCCGTGCGCCATACTGTCCCGCGCGCTGAAGAATCGCATGTGGGTTTTGACGCGAAGGGGTCTGCAAGCACCATCGACTCGTTGATTTTCACAGGCGAAGACAGCAACACGTTTGAAGAACCGTTGGCTGCAATAATTAAATTCCCTGTCGATGTGATGAGTGTGGAGCCGTTAAGAACCAAATTATCAACCGTCGCTTGCCCAAACGCCACACTGTCCGAAGTTGCGACACCTTGGTTCATCGCTGCCAGATATCCCCACTCTGTGGCAGAGATGGCTGACGAATCAATATTTCCAAGCTGCGTGACTTCGTCGCTTGTGAGGGTGGCAAGAGAAGTTAAAATGCTTGATTTGGCTTGAAAAATGTTGCCCAAATTGTCACTTGTCGCAACAAGCCCAGCACCAGACGCAACAGTCGCAAAGTTGATTGCTTGGGTGGACGCACGACCGTACACAATTGCACCTGCCGATGCATCGACAGCCGCCGCAGTGGAGTTAACGCCCAACGGTGACGAACATCCAAAGTTGCCAAGCACCAACGTACCAGAACCTGTATTGTTGATACATGACGCAGTGGTGGTGGTTACCACTGCAAGCATTGTGAGCGTATTTTGGCCACTCGACGCAACGGTTATTTTTCCCTCCGAATAAATTGCACCGCCTGTTTGCCACGACACCGCACTTCCAGAAATGGCAAGTGTTGTGTCCAGTGCTGCGTTTTCAAGACGCACATTCCCCATGTATTGAATACGTCCGGCGCTGTGTTCAATGCATGGTGTTGAGTTTCCAGCACCACCCTGCACACGAAAATTATCAACGTAGACGACAGAAGACAAACCACTTTGAGAACCGCTGTTGTTGACGCGAAGGCCTTTGCCCGTGCCTGTGCCTTTGTAGATCGACACGTTATTCAGATACAATGATTGTGCACTGCTGCCTGTAAAATCAATTGCGTAATCCCCACTGGGTGAAGAAATTCTAAAATTATTAATGGTGGCTGTGCGTTGATATGGGCCAGAAGCAGAGCCGTAATTAGCAGTCACTTTCCCAGAAATCACAGGCCGCATGTCCCACGAACCACCTATGCCTAACAACGCAACATGTGCAGCGAGGGTGATGTTTTCACTGTACGTGCCCGGCAACACAATAATCAAACATGGGTCCGAATAAGATTCGGTTTCATCCGTCACGCATGCATCCATCGCTGTTTGAATCGACGTATAGGGTGCGTTGGCAACACCCACCACGTATTTTGAAATACCAATCAAGTCACTCGTTGCAGCGTTTTTAATATCTGAAACTTTCGCCCAATCACCCGCAGTGATCGTTTCGCTGCCGATGTTTTGCAATTGGTCAACTTCTGAGGGCGTCAAAGAATCTATACCGTTGCTGTTGTGTGCAATGGTTGCACCATCATGCGTCACGATAGCGTTTAAATCAGCGGTGGGTGTGTCGCCATTTACCATGCGTAAAACTTTGACATGCTGGGTGTCGTCGTTGTCCCAAACCAGGACAGCGAGTTCATCCCCATCAACGGTGGTGCCTCTGAAACTGCCATAATTGTCAACGCCACCTGCGGCGACGTGGTGGAATGAAATCGATGCCGTCGATTTATAAGATCGGTTGTCAAGGCGGTCTGAGATGTCTATCCCGTCCACAGTGCCGCCATCGGCTAGAACCAGATTGTCGCCATCAATAGACATACTTGATGTCGTAAACTGCTGTTCGTCTGAAGGGGCTGCCGTATACACAGCCACCATCCCCGCTGTGGGTTCTGTTGGACCGCCGTCTAAAGGTGCTACAGTTCCGCCGCTGCCGCCCATCAACGACCACTGAAATGCCCCGTTGGAATTGCGCACACACACTGCTGCGCGGTCGTTGGGTGCGGAGTTGGATTGCTCAAACCACACCCGCCCACGCATAGAGTTGTCACACGTTGGGCGTGTGCCTGGGTCGGTCAGCTGAACATAACCTGTGCCTACTGTCGCAAAAACAACGTTTGCAGTTGTTGCCACCGATTGCGGAAGGTCCAGTTGTCCGCCTGTAAACAAAAATTTATTCGTCGCGTTCACCGCAAATTCTGTCCCAGAAAGCGACAAACCATTTCCTGCTGTGTACGACGACGACGAACCACCCAGTTGTGACACCCACGCATACGTTGGCGTGGCCGATGTCTGCACGCAAATTTCCACTGTGTCCACGCTGCCAGCATCACGAAAAACACGGCCAACAATCCCGCTGTTGCATGTGGGTTTCGTGCCTGCATCTGCCAATGTGTACGATGTGAGCGTAGGGTTGGTGAATGCTGGTGCTGCTCCCACCGCAACGGATTGGTCAAGTGTGCCCGCACCACTGCTGACGTTCAACGCGCCAGAAAGCGTAACTGTTTGCCCTTGAATGCTGTTAAGGCCCGCCATGGTGGTGATGTTTGGCTGCACAGCATTGTTTACCACACCGTTTAAATTTGCAATAACGGTGTTGAATGTCGGCGAATCGGATTGTCGCAAATTCTGGTTCAACGCAACACTGGTTGAAGCTGACAACGTTGCACCGTCTGCAATGGTCAACGTGGCACTTGTGGCAGGTGCTGTAAGTGCAACCTTGTTGATGGATGTGGCCGTAGCGACACCAAGTGCAGGCGTCACAAGTGTAGGAGATGTGTTAAAAACCAACAAATTACTGCCTGTTTCGTTCGACACCACACCCGCAAGCTCGCTGGATGTGGTGGATGCGAATTGTGCAAGCGTGCCACTTTTTAAACCTACGTTGCTTGCGGCAATACCAGAATCAGCAAGAATTTTTCCTGTGGTGCCAGAGTATGAAGCAAGGTTTGCGTTGGTGGAAGATGCGGGCCCAAACGCAACGGTGGCTTCTAAATCATCGATACGTGTCTCGTGGTCGGGCACCACCACACCTACGTCCACACCGTCGATGGTTTTAAAGTCGGTGATTGCTATGTTGTCTAAAAATGTCACAACACGTGTGGTGGGGTTTGCTTTAAAGATGTTGTTCGTGCCCAACGCAGACGACACAGAAAGCTGCACTTCATCGTCTGTGCCATTCCAGCCAAACGAAATGTCACGCCCAACACCACCAAATGTTAAGAACGAATCCGCCCCCGTTGTGGCTTGTGAAAGACGCAGTGAGGTGGCGTGGCCTGTTGTTGTTGTAATGAGTTCAAGCTTCTGCCCATCCGCTGGTTGCAATACCAAATCACCAGAACTTGTGCGGATTTTGTTTGCGGCTGCCACACCCACCGTAATGCCGTCTACAGTGGCACCAGCGAAGGTGGGGTTCGCTGTGGTGCGGATGTCTTGTGCTGTGGTGAGACTGCCACCAGAGACTACCAAAGAAGCGTTGTCGTAGCTTAAGGCCACTGTACCAGCAGAAAACGTCATCGGTGCTGTGGCTGCCTGTATGCGTTCGCTGTAGGCCGTGTTCCAGTGGGTGTATTCTGTGCTGCTTGCACGCAGAAAAAAGCCACTGCCATTGCCCACTTCATCCGAGAGAACACCAGCCAATTGCGCGCTTGTGGTGGCTGCGAATTGGCTTAGAGGGTCGCTCACAAACGCATCGCCCCCGCCGCCGCCTACGGCACCAATAATTGTCCAAGCATATGTGTCCGATGACGATTTTAGACAAACGGCGCCTGTGTCTGCAACGCCGCTCCCATTAAGGTCGTACCACTGCCAGCCACGGTGTGAAGAATCACATGTTGGGCGTGTACCCTCGTCGCCGAACTCCAGATGTTTGGCGAAATAGCCAACGTCTTGCAGCTCGAATTTGCCACACACAAGAGTATCACCTACACCAAGGGAGTGCCCACTTGTGCACAACGTGTTGCCCAACGTGAGTGCTTGGGTGCTGTCGTACAAGTAGTTTCCATTCATAGAGATGTTTCCAGCAGCTTCGCCCACCAAGGCTGCACTGTTGGACGTGTCGTAGAAAGACGTTAAAAACATAAAAGCAACGTATGCAACCATGGTACCCCCCCATGCACATGTATTAGGCTAGAGACTCGAAGAACGTGCGTAGACTGTGAACGTGTCGGATGAACCACCCCCAACACATGAGAACACACATGAAATGTTGACGGAACCCAAAGCGTCTACGCGCCATGCCCATTTTTTATTGCCAGACACAGCTTTTTCAAACACGGCGTCGTCGCTGTCGCACACACCATCCGCAACGCTGCTGCATGTTTGCAACACGTAGTCGTTGGTGGATGACGGAAGTTCTGTGGTGCACGTCATGCGCACCGCTGTGGCGGCGTTGTAGGTGTAATCCACACCAAAGTACACAACACCTTTGCCGTCGATGCCAGAGGTGGCAATAGTGGCTGTGCGTTGTGCTTCGCTGGCGTTGCAGGCTTTTGCGTCAATAAGTTTTCCATGGTCGCGTTGGCCATGTTCAACGGGTGTGGGGGTGGTTAGCAACGATGACAAAACAAGCAGTGTTAACATATCTATAGCTCCTATGGTTCAAAAGCACTGTCTGGATAGTTGGAATTTGCGTTTGCGCCATCAACGACAAGCGTTCTAACAGTGATATTATCGAGGGATTCGCGCATGCCTGTTTTTCCATCACCGTAATTAAAAGCCACAATCAAAGAGCGCGAGATGCCTGAAGAGTTTCCTACCTTGAACATCGCTGTTGAACTGCCGCTGGAGAAATTATGGGTTGCTGTTCCTGAAAGAGTGGTGTTGCCGCCGTTGTTTAGATAGAACACATACGCGATTCCAACGCATGTGTTGTTTGCTATGCGAATTCTGGTTATGGTCACGTTGTTGATTTCCGCCAACACAGCAGAATTTGAAGTGCTATCTGCGTGGAATTGGTTGTTTGAAACAACAAGGTCGTTGATTGCTCCGCTTGCACACAAAACAATTTGTGATGTGGCAATACATGCGTTGTTTGAAACCGTGACGTTGTTGAGCTGGTTGCTTACTCCAGATTCAACATCAAGTGTCACTGGTGTAATTGTGAATTTAAAACTGTTCCCGTTGACACTTGTGTGCGTGATGTTTGCCAAACCTGCGCGAAGAATTACGCCTCTGTCACCACCACCAAAAGCATTTCCAGAAACAGTGATGTTGAGGCCACCACGGATGTAAACACCTATTTCTGAAGACGATAAGGCGTTGTCGATGGTGTTGCCTTGGAACACAAATGTGTTCACGTTTTCTGCACAATACATTCCATAGCTTGTGCAGCCTTTAAAATAACTGTTGCGCACACCCACAGCAGAACTTCCAGCACTTACCTGCACCCCAGTGGCTGCACTGTTGATGTAACAGCCATCCACATAGGTGTTGTCGGAAGATTCTTGTATCAGAACTGCAATGTTTGTTGTGGATGTGAACACGCTCGATGAAATGTTTACGTGGGTGCTTGCGCTACCTACAATGACACCATACGCACATTCATGTGCAGACAAATTCCCCACTTGTATGAACGCCGAAGCCGACACCAACACCAACGACTCACCAATGCTGTAGCCTTGCACACCAGACACAACACCTGAATCGCAGTTGGATACAATACGCACGCCATAAGTGGTGCTGTTGTCTGCAACAATGCCTGTGATAGAGAACCTGTCAGTGCCTGCACACTCCACAACAGTGTTGCAATCCCTGCCAGAGCAGTTTGCCACCGTCACATAGCCACTGTTGTACACATACACAGCAGACCCAGTGGATGCGTTGGAAACACAGTTCCCTATGGCTGCGTTGGTGCATTTCTCCACCCAAACATGTTCTGAACCACCGCTGAGTGTGCAGTTTGAAACGCCTACGTCTGCAATGGTTCCTGCTGTGTCCGTGACCACAGACACGCCGCGCTTGCTAGACGCCAACACACCCGACACACCCGACACACGCAACCGCCTGGATGCTGTGGCGCCATTGGTCACCACAGTCACCGCATGCTGTGTTGCGGATGCAAACAGCACGTTGGCTATCTGCACGTTTGCAAACAACCCCTGCAACGACACTGCATGTGTGCAGCCATCTACGAAAAGATTTGTAACGGCGATGTGTTGGATGGGTGTGCTGGTAGAAACATTGCCAAGCAACACGCCTTCGCTGGTGCATGTGGTCATGGCGTTGCTGTCGATGGCAACTTTGCTGCAATTGCGCAACCGCATGCCCGTAGCGCATGATTTAAACGTGTTGTTGGTGATGAGGATAGAACTGTAGGACACAGTGGCTTCGGTGTTGGGGTTGAAATGCACACCGTAGCCGCTGTGCGTGTTAAAAGTATTGCCAGTGATGAAAAAATTCGTGTGTGCAAACGATGCACCTGCTGCTGCCACCACCACACCATCCACACCACCCGTGAATGCGTTGTCTTGTACACGCACACCATTGTACGCTGGGTGTCCTGTGGAGCTTGCGCCTGGGCCAGAGACGTTAGCCCCAATAGAGCCAGCAGAGATAGAACAGGACACAACAGCACCGCCCCATGCGATGGCTGTGTTGGTGAAAGCCAGGGTTTGAAACCGCACACCGTCCAGCACATTGCGTGTGCTGCATTGGCGTACTGTGGTGTCGTTCGATATCACATAGAAACCAATCGACACCGTGTTGTCATACCCATAAGCCGCACAATCGGTGAATTTAATGTTTGCACCACCACACGCAACAGCATAACCGTATGTGGAAAAACCGTTTACTTCACATGATACAACATTGCAGTTTTGCAGCCACGCATAGTTGTTTTCAGAAACTGCCTCACCATCGCTGAGAAGCTCGTAAAACAACACACCCGTAGAGCAGTCTTGGATGCTGCAATTGCTGATAGACACTTCCCGTGATGTGCCTTCAACGGTGAACACACCAACCGTGGCTTCTGCCAGAAGTTGCTTCGTGGAGGTGCAACTGTCTAACTGCACATTGTAAGAGTCTTGCACTTGCAGTGCAGAAATCTGCACCGCACCGAAGTGTAGGTTTCTAAGCGCAACGTCTTTGCCATACCGCACTTTAACCACAGACTTTATAGTCGTGTTGGATACGAACGTGATGTTTTCCAATGACACGTTGGCAACGGGGGTAATCACCCGCATCGACAAGCCATTGGTTGTAGAAAATGCTTCCGACACGCCACCGTTGATGCGCATGGTTGTCGATGACGCGATGGAATCGATGATGTGTAATTCACCGTGTTTTCCATAGGTTTCGCTGGACACTTCACCGCTGGCACGCAATTGCACTATGTCGCCGATAGAAAGCCCTGTGGTGGTAAGAAGTGTTACGGATGTTGCGCCTTTGGCGATGTTTACAGAAGGCGTATAGACATTGTCGCCCAATGTTCCAGCAATGGACACACCCACGCTGTCTGTGCACTCTGAGAAATCCAAGGTGCCGTTGTACACGCGCTTGTTGGATGACAAGGTCAGTGTGCTGTCACACCTGTAGGTTTTTCCCAGAAGGTTGATGTTGTTGGACGTGATGGCGTCAAACGCTTGTTGTACGGCCAGGGTCTCATCGGATGCACCATCGCCAATGGCACCAAAATCAACAGGCGTGACGTAATCAATTTGTGCGGTGTCTTCAACGCCCTTTGCTGTCGTGTAGGCTTTTACTGGGTCTACGGTGTAAATGGTGACATCATCAGAAGTTTTCACCACGATTTTGTAGGTTTGGTCTACCTGTAGATAGATAGGCCCTGCCCTGCCCGCTGCGTCACACACCACAGGATTCGTGTGTGGTGTGGTCTGTGCTTCGTCTTGGTACACAGCGAGGGGTGTGGTGGTGCCTGTGGTGTAGAAATACAGTTTTGCGCCTGGCAGTGAATCGCCGCCAGTGTCTAAAACTGTGAGTTTGGGGAGTTGGAAATTACTCATCGGTAGCACCTGGTGTTAGTTCTTTGGCAGCGAGGTTGGAAATTCCTAATGCAGACATAGGAATTTTATACTGTGTCATGGTTTGTTCAAGGATTTTTTTAGCCATGTAGGCGTCGCCGTCAGCGAGGGCTTTGCCTATTCTTTTATTAAGAAAACCCATCTGAACAGCGTCAAGAATCTTTGCTGGAGAACCTTTAGCCAAATCAATAAGCCCACTTACCGCTTTCGCAGTTTCCATTCTAGGCTGGGTAGGCGACAACCCTTGTTGCAATTTTTTAGCAAGTGCTGGGTACACCTGGCTGACCCATGCCATCGCATTGCGTGCTTCAGAGCCCTTTGGGAAAACTTCCAACAAAGCGTCTTCGTGCTTCTGTAGATTCTTTGCTAATTCCCACATACGCCTTACGGCCAACGCTGGTTTGCCATTTAAGATTTCGTCTGGTGCTGAAGATGTCAATGGTTTTGTGATGTCGAGAAGATGTGACATAACCCCCTTACGCATAGTGTCTTGATATTCTGGGCCAAGGAGTTCACCCACTTCACCCATCACCTGGCGTGTTTTTAATGCTGTATCTGCTGGTCCTTTAACATTGGAAAAAATACTGCGAACAAGGTTTTGTAGGGTTTCTGTTTTACCTTTATTCATCGCTTTCATGTAGGTTGATTTAATCAAAGCTGTTTTCTTTTCATTCAGCACACGGTACTCGCCGATTTTGTCCACGAGAAGTTGGGCTTGTTTGTTTCCGCTCGCGGCGGCGTCTGCAACATCTTCGTCGATAGCATCCGCAATGCGCGATAATGTGGCTTTTTCGTAGTTGTTAGAGAGGGCTTGTTGCTCTAGGGTGAGCTGCTCTTTCGGTAGTCCTTTGTAACCAAGTACTTTTCCAATGTTTTGACGAAGCGTCCACAAGGCGCGTGGATTAAGTTTTGGGGTGCCCTGGGCTAAGACGCCCAGCGTTTTGTCTTTCGCTGCCTTCGACAGTATGGCTTCAGGGTTTCCAAGACCTGTTCCACCAGATGCCGCATCAAGTTCTTGGCTGATTTTTTCAGCGTAAACACTGGCCGATTTTTCAAGAGGTATGGTGTTCTTTACGTTGCCGTATTTTGATAAATCTTCGGATGTTTTTATGTTGGCTTGAGCAATTTTTTTATTTTCGAGTGCCACCGCTTCTTCTGTTTTTGATAGAATAGCTGCGCCTGTGTTTTTTGGTGTGTTGGATTCGTCCAACGCACCCACAGACTTTTTCAACATGCCTGTGCCTTTTTCAGAAAGCTTTTGGGTGAAAGACTTCCATGCGTCGTTGATGTTTTTTCCACTGCCACTTGAACGCGACATATCTTCTGCTAATTGAATAAGGTTGCTGTCTGTCACGGCAGAAACGGGTGGATTCAAGCCTTGCTGTTTCAACGCTTGGTACAACGCCATGTTTTCAGGTGTGGGCTTGCCTGCAATGAAATGCGTTAATGATTGCACTGGGCTTGTCAGTGTGGCTTTTAAGACCTTCCCAGCACCTGTTAATACAGGCGCAGCTACACCGCCTGTTGCGCCGCCTACAATACTTTGTAAAGCTGAGTTTTTTAAAACTTCAATGGGTGCGCTTTCTTTTTGGCCAGCAACAAACGCTGCGGCTTCTTGAACCCAAGGCATGGCCAAGCCTTGCGCTGCGCCCGCTGCTGCACCCGCCTTCGCAAGATTCCAACCACGCCCTATTGCTGTGGCTGCATTTTTGGCAACACCCAGACCTGGAAACACCGCATTCAGTGCTACGCCTGTGCCCACTGGAACCAAGGCTTCAGGTATTTCGCCCCAGTCAAGACCTTTAGGGTCAATGGTCGTTCCATGCACTGTTAAGCGTCCGTTTTCGTCTGTTCCAACAGCACTGCCGTATTTCTTTTTGATCCATGTGTTAAAGGCTTTTTCAGACAGTGCTCCCTTGGCCACGCGCAAACCTGCTTTTTCAACAGCACTTAAAGTAGGTCGTTCATTTCCAGATGTTGCGGATGCTGCTTGGGCCGCTGCGGTAGCTGGAATGCCATGCTCTTTCATGAGCGAAGAAGTCAGTTGGTTAAGTTCTTCTTCGGTCATTGGAAAATCTTCCTGTAGAAGGTTTTAATATCTTGCTCTGTAGGCTTTCTTCCGTTGTTAGCTTGCATAAACCGTTCGATGTAGGTTCTTCCTAGGTAGGGCAGAAAGTTTTTAGAGGAACGTATCGATTCATTTGGGTTATTCGCGTTCGCTATAGTGCGTCGTGCCGCACTTGTGAGTTTTTGGCGAACGTTTGGGTTTTCAAAAACAAACTTTGCGAGTTTGTCGGCATCCCAATTGTCTGGATTAGAACCGAATTCTCTAGCGATGGCAACCTCAACACCTTTGTCAAGCGCACCTGCTTCTTTTGCGTTCTTCACTTCAAAAGCGATGTCGGCATAAAGAGAGCTCGCACCACCAGATTCTAGCACCGATTCTGGCAAAACAGAAAGTACGTATGCGGAAGCACCTATTTTTGCGTTTGATTCAACAGCTTTTGCTGCCTTATTCAGCTCTTCAAAAGTTGCGAAACCTTTGGGTTCGACATTGGAAGAACCGCTTCTGAAATTCGCCCATGTGTTTGCGTTGAATACAGTTCCTGGTTTTGCTGTGGCTTCTGGAACTGGGCTTCCACCTTCTGCTGCTGCGGCATTTTTCAACTGCTCTATGCGTGCGCGTGCAAAATCAGTGTCTGCATTTTTGTTTCTGATGCTGGCATACGTTTCAGAAATGTTTGCAGCCCTGGCTTGCTTGTTCTGTGCAGCAAAGTTGCCTAACGCTTTTTGTGCTTGCGGTGTCAGTGCTTGGGTTACGCCGCCTGCACCGCCTAACTGTTCAATCTGCTGCGGTGTCAGTTCGCCTGGTCCAATAAAGCCACCCAAAACTTGCGACAAATTTTGCAAGCTTCTATCCGTTTGTCCGCCCCCTGCAAGCACACGTTCAAGCCCATCTTGCAGCGATGAAGGCACCATACCATACGCTGCCTGCAAGGCGGCGTTGCGTGCGTTTGGGTCGTTCATGCCTTGGGCTGTGTTGACCAAACCCAACGCTTGTTGGGCTTGCTGCAACGTATTTTTCTGTTCCTGCGACGCACGCAACGTGTCTGTGTATTGGGATTGGGCCTGTGCCGATGCACGCGAAGAAACAAACTGCCCTAATCGCGTTGCTGTTTCTGGGTCTTGTTGCGCAACAAGTGCAAGATTCGCGTCTGTAGGATTTTCAAGGTACGACGCACCCGCGATGTTTGCTTGTTGTCTTTGTAATTCCGCAGCGCGGGCCATCGCGTCTTGCTGCAAAACGTGGTTGACCTGAAACAGTTGCAACCGCTGTGCGGCGTAGTCTGGCAGCTCGAACTGTGGTGTGTAGGATTGCTGTCCGAACATTACCGCACCACCCCGTTGTTAGGAATGCCGGCCGTCAACGACAAGGCAGGGTTCGCACCCTGTGGCTGGTACATGGACAAAAGCTTGTCGTACATTTGGTTCTGTTGATATTGCCCAGCCACCTGCATGCCGATGTTTCCAAGGTTTTGCACCATGCCAGAAAGTGCGTTCGCCTGGTTGATAGGTCCAGCATGTGCAAGTTGCATGCCCAAAGCTTGCAAGTAAGGCGACGACGCACCCAATGACGCATTTGCAAGGCCTGTGGCTGCGTTGGTGCGTATTCCAGCCATCGCTTGGCCCTGGGTGGCCTGCATTTGTGCAAGGTTTGTTGCGTTGGCGTTGCCAAGTTGTGCGAACTGGCCACGTGCTTGGGCACCATAGTCAGCCAGGGCGCCTACGCGGTCAAGGTACTGGTTGTAGGATTGGTCTGCCAGCCCCTGGTTGAACCGCATGAACCCCTTGTACGCAGCGCCGCCACCCATGCCACCCGACTGTGCGGCTGCACGACGCAACCCTAATTCCCCTTGCTGTTGCAAGAACTGGTACTGTGGGCCTTGTTGAAACCCCGACATGTCCCCACGCAACACAATGTCAGCCAAGCGCTGCTCTGCTTGTGTGCCTGTTCCAATCGACTGGCTGTAGAGGTTTCTAAGTGCCTCTTGCTGTGCCGATAACGTGCCGATGCCTTGGCCAAACCCTTGCTGAATGTCGGCCAGGGATTGGGGTACTGCCGATGAAATGTCACCACGGGCACGCGCAGAATTTGCGCGTTGTTCAGCCATGGCAGCGTTGAATTGCCTTTTAGCCTCACGTGTGGCCGCACGTTGTGCAGAGTAGTTTAAGATGCCTCCAACGATGCTGCCTACCCCTGCGATTGCGCCTCCAATGGCTGCCGCTGTGCCCATCACACCCCCCTAACGTTGCTTACAGTGGCCGCACACACTGCCAGAAACAACGTGCCTGTGTTTGTGTCTGCGGTGTGTGTGCCTAGCCTTGAAAACCGCACCACACACACACTTCCAGGTGCACCATGCCCACCTGTTGCACCTGCAAATTCCACCACCTGCACCTTGGCTGTGTCAGCAACAGCCACGGTGGTTTCAGTGTTCGCGGTTTCGCCTACCGCACCATCTTGCTTGAACATGCGCACTTGCATGCCCACACGCACATTCCCTGTGGATGCGCCAAGCAGGCCCACCACACACGCCACGTTGGACTTTTCCAGTGTGTTTGCGGGCAGCACAAAACTGCCATACACGTGTTGGTCACTGTCGTGTGGGAAGCCGTAATACAAAAAGCCGTTGTACAATGAGAGCGTGGGTGTCTCGCCACCGCGCATGTCCACCTGCACTGTGGTTTGCAACAAGTTGTTGTTGCCGCCCAACGCCTGGCCGAGTGTGTTCAGGTACCTGTGCCATTCTTGTGCAATGGTCACAGATTTAACATTGTCCGAAAATGGGACATGCTGCCCTGGTATTGCGATGTCTATTGGCATTATACAGCCCCCCCAGCAATCTTGCACACCGCGCCACTGATAGCTATGCGTATGGGGTCGGACACCGAAAGTTTTAAGCAACGTTCTTTGAACTGCCCAAGACGTGTGAAGCGTGCTTCTTTGCCGTACGCGCCCATAGGGTGTATCGACGTCCAGATTTCGTGGCCAAAGGTACGCCCACCGTCGTCGGACATCTGTAGCATGGCTTTGGGTTGCGTGCCCTGTGTGTTGTCGCCGATGAGGGTTGTGCCCGATTCAAAAAACACACGTAAGTCGTACATCGCCATGCGTGCACCGCTGCCAAACACAGGGGCTGAAACACACGCACACACGCATGTGCTGCCTGCGTAGTCAAACGTGTTGTCATCGTATTCGTACACCATAGGCAGTGTTTGGTCTGCGGAGAAAATCCTGTCGCCCAACTGTGCGTGGATGTGACCATGCGTGAATGTGTGCGTGGTGGGCGAAGACTCCAACCTGAACCACACGTTGGTGGCAACGTCGTACACAAGGGTGTTGTTGGGTGTGTGTAGAATCACCCACACATGAGAAAGGTATTGCACCGCAGACATGTGGCATGACGTGACAGCGCCGTCGTTGCGCAACACATTGTCAATCGCGTAGGTGCTGATGGGCACCACCTGGTACCCTTGGGACATGTACATCCGAAAATCATTGCCTACGAAGAACAACGTGCCTTGGTGCTGTGCACATGCGTATTTGCCAACGCAGCCCCGTTGGTATGCGGCGGAGGTGATACGTTGGAATGGGAAATCCAGGTTCCCTGTGTTGGTAAAGATTTCGTAGCTTCGTTCTTTCAGAATCCACAACTCGCGGTTGATGGCAAACACACGCACGATGTTGTCTGCGTAAGCGTCGGCTGTGGAAAATTCTGTGGGGTCGTAAGAGAGCGCATCACCTGGTTGAGACACACGGAACACGTTGGTGCCGACATCGGAGAACACGACATACGAATCCAACACTGTGCATGTTGATACTTCCGCGTTGATGGTGTCGGACAATTCAGCAAGTGTCGTTTCGGTTGCAAGGTATGCGTCGCTGCCGCTGCATATCACAATGCCATCGTCGTGTTCGGCCATGATGCAGGGCGATTTGGAGTGTGTGGTGCTGCCCAAAAATGTGGGTATAGCACCTGTTTTTTTCAGGTAATACACTTTGGTGCCAGCAACGACGACAAGGCCTTGTTTGTAGGGGTGCATGCCACGGATGGTGGCGTCTGCGCCTGCGATGGCTGTGAAGTTACGGAAGATGTTCAACCCTGGGTAGCGGTACACTGTGTAGGGATGTTTTGCACCGTTTCTGTTGGGGTGCAGAAACATGTTGGTAAGCTTCTCTGAAGACACGGGCTTGGATGGTTCCGTGTTTTCGCCTCCGACACCGAAGGCTATGTGCTGCGAGACTGTAGGCATGGCTAAAAATACCTTGTGGGTATTGGTGCGATGCTGATGTTTTGTGCGTAGACTTGTGCACGCAACGAATGGATGGCACGTTGCTGTAACATGCCAAGCTCTGCACGTCGTTCAGGCTCGATGCCAAATGTGTGTGCCACTTCAAACGCCACTGCATCACGAAGAGGGAGCTGCGCCCATATGGGAATGTCGTCCAGTGCGAAGGGTGCAATGTTGCGGCCTTGCAAAGCTGCATGCACGCCATACGCTGCTTCATCGATGATTTTAGCGTCGTCTGCGGAAGGAGTTTCACCCAACGCCACAACACCGAGGTGCTCCAACACCTTCTGGCGAAGCTCGTGTAAATTCATGGTTAAGCCTGCCATGGTGCACCTCAGTGTTGCAGTGTTGTAGTGTTGTTACGTTGTTACGGCTACACGTCGGCTACGCCAGACACGTACGCTGTGAGCATGCCGTGTTGCACGTTGTTGAAATACATTTTTTCGATGCCGCGCACTTCTTCCACGGACACGCCATACTCAACGTCGTAGTCAAACATTTCTGTTTTGGTTTGTGTGCGTTGTGCCCACGCACACGCCACAGCTTGTGCGCCACAGAAAAACACAGGTGCTACGTCGATGGACGATGCACCTACTCCAGAAATCACAGGAATCTCAGGGATTTCTTTAATGACAACGCCTTCCCACAACATGTCCCCGTCTTGGAAGATGGGGTTGTCTTTGCCACGCACCAACGCATCACGCATGGCTTGTTGCATGGCAGACGATTGCTTTAAGTCACGGAATGCAGTGGTGGGAGCCAACAACACAAAGTGCTCACCGCTGCCATCGATCATCACTGGGCGAATGACTGGGCTGATGGTTTTGGCCGCACGTTTCATTTTAGACACGAGGTCGGTGGTCAGCTTGTCACTGGACGAATCGACGTTCGACAAAGATGCACTGTGGTCGTTGCTGCTGTTGTTTGCAGACAACGCACCAAAGAAGATGCGGTCAGCATTGGCGGCAACCCATGCGTCTTTTTGGGACTCTGTAGCCGATGCGTACACAGTGCCGTTGAGCGATGGTGCAAGCATTTTTGCGATGATGGTGTCTCGCAATTCTTTCATGGACCATGTTTTCAACATGGCGCGTGCGGCGTTACGCATGTCGATAGCTGTAAGCTGTTCTTCGAATTTATGGATACGCACCCCTTGCCGTTTCATAGACACCGCAATTTCAAATGCGTATTGCACCAGGTGTTCTTCGTTGCCTTCCAATGTCGCGGTTCCTGAAACACCTGCGCCAGTCAGCTCTTTTATCAAAGCCATCACAATGCGGTCACCAGGTTTCTTTGTGAGGTCTTCGCGCACTTGAATGATGGAATTTTCGTCTGTGCCCATCAGTGCAGAGAATTGGTTCGCACGCACGTATTCACGAAAAAATGCGTCGTCCCACTGTTTCACCTTCAGGTCTGCGGTCACCGTTGTCTTCGCCATCATCAGCTCCTGCGGCCAACATGTGCCGCGTGAAATTAATTGAGACTACCTACGTCTGTTAAAAATGTCCTGCATGGGTGTGGGTCCAGCCCACTGTTGTGGTGCTGCACCGTTGCCCCCACGCGCGGTGTTGATGGTGCCAT